ATCATCTTCTTCTTCAAAATCGACAATATACGTGTAATCGTCTGAATGACAAGATTGATCTATAATTCCAGAAACCAAACCTTTCATTCTGTATCTACGTATTTTATAAAATAGAATTGCAATAGTTTGAGCTATAAAATGTTTGTATGTTGATAATTTATTAAAGAAACCTTGAGGCCAACCACTTTGAATAATAGGATTTTCATCTGTATCAAAAACTCGATTGATAGCATTTCGGAGATGAGCAGACTGAGCTATGGTTTTCTTAGCTGTCCTTCTTCCTGGTGTATACATTTTATTCTCCATAACTAATTCTCTGTGTTTAATATTTTCTAAAGATTTAAGGGTTAATTTGAAAACATCTTCGTCAATGTAATGTGACATAGGCTTATAAGCAGATATAAGTGAATCCATATTGTCACCTGTTGACCATTTTGATGCGTCTGAAGTCCTCGAGAAAATGAATCTATCGTCATTCCCACTTAATATACTTTCTCTATTAGACGATATGATTTTATGTGTCTCATTTTGTGTCCTAAAATATTTTTGATCACCACCCATAGAAATAGTTTCTGAAAATAAACCCCTGTTAATGTAATCTATGTAAGTTTCTATTATCTTTAAAGCAGCAATCCCTTTTAAATCTGTTTTAAATATTTCTCTTGGATCAGACTTTTGTTTCTTTTCAACCATAGTAAATTTAAAATTTTCGAATTTATGAAATTTTAACATATCCATCAAAGTGACCTCACTTTTCTTTCTATATATTTCTTCTAAAATTCTATCATATAATTTAATGGCTCGCCTTTGACCTTCTGATAAAACACCATTAGGAGTACAATAGGATAACAACCTTCTCTTTTCAACTTCTGCTGCTGAAATATCTATATCACCAACTAAAATAACATGCTCCATTACTGATAATGATATTCTTTCAATAATATCAGGTTTACAGTAGAAATAATCTGGGTCTGTAGTTCTCATGTCCTCAAACTTCTTTAAGGTCTCGGTAAATTCTAAGAAACTATGATTAGATTCTACTAAATCATCACAGCATAGATTTACCAAATAAGTATCTGAAAGAAAATCCTGAATTCTCTCTGTCTCAAATTGAAGATAAGGTAAAAAGCACGTAAAAGTAAAATCATCTTGATTAAGAAACTGCTTACCCATTGAATCTTTATTCCATTCCAAATTTAATAGAGGTTTTCTGAGAAATGTTAAGTATGTATGTATAACATAATCACAAAACATTGAAGAATTTCTCTTTGGTAGCTTTTCATGAATTAGATTGGGAATATTACTCCATTTTGACATAAGGCTTGCTGAAACATATCTTGATAATGATAAAAAGTTAACTACTTCACGGTTTTTACTCAAACCTGCCATCATAGACATAAAACAAGAGTTTCTTAATCGAATTTTGTAACTTTGAGGTTCACCATTAAGAGCAGTATATAATCCGAATGAAAGAGTTTTGCCAAAACTTTCACTGTATTGAGTAAGTAACCTTGGAGTAATAGTATACCAGTTTGAGATTATCAAAACTCTCTTCTCATCAACAGGATAATATTTATATTTGCACATAGACCCTTTCATATCCTTTATGATTTGAGAATATTCACTACTAACTATGTAAGCGTTGAATAATTTAATACTAGATTTTTCATTTCTGACTGTATCACCTTGAGCTACAACAGTAATAGAATTTGCAGCACCACCTGTCATAACGCGGAAAGTATTTCTTTTTCTTTTTACAACAGAAGTATGTAGAATTTGCTTAGATAGTGTTGAAATATATTTTAAATATGAAAGCATAAAAGTGTTTTCAATATTACTAAGAATGCTTTCTATGATTCTCTGGTTATGAGCAAAAATTAATCTAAA